CAACTGGTCCAACAATTTATTCAATCGCCAATTTTCAGAAAAAACAATATAATGGTGTTGGTCTTGATCGTAATGTTTATTATATTACGGGTTATAATAAAACACAATTAGGAGAGCTCGTTATGGCGGCTGAAGCATTGATACCACAAGGTATTTGGATGGTATCTGATATGAAGCGTATGGATGCACACGTTAATTATCACCATTTGGAAGCCGAAATCGAACGTAACACCTATATTTTGAATAATATAGATGAAGGTTTTACGTATAATTTCAGGTCCATATATTATCGTTCAGCGTATATAGGAAATGCAGATACCAAAGCTAATTATGCTATGACACGCCATTCTGGTAATAATAATACGTCTGATGGCAACACATACATTACTAAAATCGCATTTGATATGGTGTTTTCAATGTTTTGCGACCCATGGGCTAAGCGCACTAATAATGAAATGTTGTTGATGATAGGCGGAGATAATGTCTTGTGCCGAGTGGCATTTCAAATGCCAACAGCAAAACAATTTGACAGTTTGATGCCTATAACGGGGTTTGAAAGTGAATCATATTATACTGATAGTATCGCTCAAGTTGTATTCTTTTCAAGTTGTATGGTGCCAGCGTTGGGTGCCAATGGTATGCAGACATATGTTGCGACACAAAAGATAGGCAAGAATCTTTGCAAGGCGTATGCCACTGTGAAAAATTATGGTGAATCCAAAAGAAAGTATTGGCTGCGATGTCAAGCAATGGCTTACGCACAAGATTATAATCATATACCATTTATGGCATCATTTCATAAAAGGGTTTTATATCTGCACCGCAATGCAGTATTTCAGAAGGTTTATGCTGATGTCGACGAGGTTTGGACCATTAAACATGTAGAGGTCGGCCATCAGGAAAGTCAAGCACTGGAGCAGTGGTTTATGGATCGTTATCACATACCTATGCCAGTCGTCGATTTCTCAAATATGACAATGACCGAAATGCAACATTATATTGATACTGATCCAGCTATACAAACGATAATGGAAGTTGATTTAAATGATGATGGAGCACAACAACTGGAAAATCATGCACTGATATCAGCCGCATTGGCAGTCGATACACGTGGATATAAGCGATATTGCGTTAACCAATTTACAGATCAACATGGGAACGTCATACGTCATACTCGAGAGAATGCTTGGTTGAATATAGTGTTGGCGGGACATTGGCAAAAGGCTATGTTGTTGCATAGCGAAGTTAGGCAGGCATTAGCCAATGGAGCCGGTGATCAAGAAATTGAATTAAGACTTGGTGTATTAAAAACATTATCAGTGAAGGAAATACAAAGTACTGTTGATCGTTATGTGTTTCAAAATTTGCAATTAATTGACGAATCAAAATATATGTATGATTATAATATTATAGCACCGACAATATCAACAGCAGCGCCGCAATTGTTGCAGGATGGTCAATTAGTAAATGATAGGGCAGCGCCCATTAACGAATCAACAATTGTTTTTGAATCTGAGCAATCGATTGTGAATGATACCATGCAATTTGAGTATATGGTATTATAAAATATAATTTAAATATGGTGACTTAGTCACCTTACTGGGAGGTTGGGTGGTGTTATGATTCCTAATGGTGCTGTATTGACAAATAAGTCCAGCACCTATTTGGGAGGTTGGGTGGTGTTATGATATAAGGGAGGTTGAGGGTGGTCAGTCCTTAATTAATATCAAGTGATTTTATGTTTTGTTATGTTTGTTTGTATTTTTGTTAGTGTGTTGTGTTTTTAAACATCATGATTTATATTAATCATGGTAAGAAAAAAAAAACAAAAAATAAATAAACACATAACTCGTGTAAAAAAAAAAAAAAATAAATAGTTTTTATATT